AAGAGCCGATGTAGCAATGCAAAGGACAAACTCACAAACAAGAGGACAAAATGAATAAAAAAACTAAACTAAAAGCAGCTTTTAAAGAGATGAAAGAGAATCCACCAAAAATTTTAGCTAAAACTGCTAAAAAATCTGGAAAAAAAGCAGCACAAAAACAAAAAATTGCGATTGCTTTGTCAAAAGCAGGTATGAGTAAAGGAAAATAATGCTATCAAAGCTATTAGGTGGAACTTTAGTCGATTCAGTAGGTAAAATAATTGATTCTGTTCATACAAGTGAAGAAGAAAAGGGTCAAATTAAGTTAAAACTACAAGAATTAGAAAATGAAATTAACAAAAAGCAAATGGACATCAATCTTGCGGATGCTCAGTCAACAGCAACAGGGATTGGTGGTATTATGCAGCGGTCGTGGAGGCCCCTCATAGGCATGAGTTGCGCTTTAGCGATAGCTTGGGAGTATGTATTAAAACAATTTATTATGTTTATCTTAGCTGCGTTCAGTATTGAACATGCACCTCTTCCAGAGCTTGATATGGCGACTTTATTTCCGCTCGTCACGGCTTTGCTCGGAATGGCCGGTCTCCGCAGTTATGAGAAAAAAAATAGTCTTACAAAATAATGGAATGTTTTTGTAAATGTAAAAAATGCACATGTCCTTGTCATTGTGAAATGACTTGCATGTGTGAATGCGCGGGGTGCGAACATGACGATGAGCAGAGCTCAGATGAGCAAACAGATCAGTAAGCCAGGAAGACTTACTAAAACAAAGCCTCCTAAAAAAGGGCCACAATCACAAGGGTTGCAAAATACTTATAAAAAGATACAAATAGTTAAGACAAAGTAATAAGGAACTCTTAACTATGAAACATCAGTATTTTAAGATACCAGGATGGTTTAACTATTCTGAGACATACGACGTTATTGTCGATTTAATTCCCGATGATGGAAAGATTGTAGAGATAGGATCATTCTTAGGTCGATCTACATTATATTTAGCAACTGCATTATTTAATGCAGGCAAAGAAAACGTAAAAATTTATTCTGTTGATACATTTCAAGGCTCAACAGAACATACTAATTTAAATTTACCTAAAGACTTTTCACATGTGTTTAGAGAAAATTTAAAGTTTTTTATTGGAAGAGAAATGGTGATTGTTTGTCAAGGACGTTCGGATAGTCCCGATATTTTAAATAAATTTGAAGATGAAACTTTAGATTTTGTCATGGTAGATGGTGCGCATGAATATGAAGCCGTTATGGAAGACATTAAAAACTGGTGGCCAAAACTTAAACCAACAGGAACAATGTTTGGTGATGATTATAATACAAATGCAGTCAAAGAAGCGGTATCAAGAGGATTAGGTGACATGCAAATAACTAGCTATGGGGCTAACTCAGGTGTTGAACAAACATGGTATTGCAGTAAAAACAATCAAAATGCACAGTTTCAAAAGATTGTACCAGGGATTAATTCATTAAAATGAGTGTGTTTGTAATTCATAATTATCAAAAAGAATTAAAACAGATGAGAGAAACCCTTATGGAACATTTTACAGTAGGGGTTGAAACTTATGAAGAATATCGTTATATTTTAGGAAAGATACACATGTTAGACATGTGCCAACAGGAGCTCTCTCGCCTGCTGGAACAAGAGGAGAAAATTGATGACTAAGACGTTATACGTACCAGAACATATAAAGAAAAAACTGGCAAACCCAAGTGAAGGGATTGACCCAGATAAAAAAGAAATAGAAAAACTACCTAAACCCGTTGGATGGAGAATATTGGTTCTTCCTTTCAAAGCTAAAGATAAAACCAAAGGTGGTATTTTACTTACAGATAAAACAATTGAAGATTCTCAGATGACTGCATCAGTCGCTCTAGTTGTAGCGGTAGGACCTGATGCTTACGCTGATAAAGAAAAGTTTCCTAATGGTCCTTGGTGTAAACAAGGCGATTGGGTTGTGTTTGGCAGATATGCAGGATCAAGACTGCGCATTGAAGGTGGGGAAGTACGATTACTTAATGATGACGAGATTCTCGGCGTCGTTGATAATCCAGAGGACATACTAACAATAATGTAACATGGAGGTAAACCATGCAAACAGAAATTAGTTCTGCTAAAAAAGATCAGATGGTTGACTTAGACGTATCTGGCGATGGTGTTGAAATAGATTTATCTGAAGATAAATCTCATGGCGCTGTTAAATCAGATAAGTATGAGTCAGTTAAGACTGAAGAAAGAGAACCATTATCTGCTGAGGCTGTTGACACAACAGACCAGTCAGATGAAATGGATGAATATTCCGACAAAGTTAAAAAAAGAATTGATAAATTAACTTGGAAACTAAGAGAAGCTGAAAGAGAAAAAGAAGCTGCATTTAATTTTGCACAAAACGTTCAAAAAGAATTAAGTGATAGTAGGAAAAAAACTTATGACATTGACAAAGGTTATATGTCAGAAAGTGAAGTCCGAAATAAGATGGCTGCTGATCTTGCTCGTCAAAACTTAATTGCTGCTAGAGAAGCAGGCGATTATGTTAAAGAGGAAGAAGCAAGAGCTGCTTTAACTAAATTGGATCTTGAAGCTGAAAGAATACGTGTCACTAAGCAAAAGAAAGAAAGAGAGTATGAGGAGTTCCAAAGACAATTGGAACAAGAGCAACAAACTCAAGCTCAACCACAAACAAGACCTCAACCTTCTCAAAAGGCTTTAGCTTGGGCAGAACGTAATCCTTGGTTCAGAAGTGATGAAGAAATGACAGATTATGCTCAAAGAATTCATCGTGGTTTAGTCGCAGAAGGATTTGACACAGAATCAGATGAATATTATGATGAATTGACTCATAGAGTCAAAAACAAGTTTCCAGAGTCCTTTTCGAAGGGCGAGGATCAGGCTACCAGAAGCAACAAAATCGCCCAACCTGTTGCCTCTGCATCAAGGTCTGCAACCAGTGGGCGCAAATCTGTTAGGTTGACTCCTAGTCAGGTAAAAATAGCTAACAAGCTCGGAGTCCCTTTGAGCGAGTATGCTAAGTACGTATAGGAGGTACAAAATGACAGATGATATAAAAACACCAAGAAGTGCACAAACAAGGGAAAAAGAGGCTAGAAGACAGCCTTGGAAACCACCGTCTCAATTAGACGCACCACCATGTCCTGATGGATATAAGCAAAGATGGCTCCGTCATCGTGTAAATGGAGCAGATGATACTAAAAATATCAATGCTCGACTCAGAGAAGGCTGGGAATTGGTCAGAGCTGATCAATATCCAGGAGGTCTTTACTCTGCTTACAACGGAAACGTCAAAACTTATGAGGGTGTCATCAGCGTGGGTGACTTGCTATTGGCAAGAATGCCAGTGGAAACTGTGGACGAGCGTAATGCTCACTACAAGCAGAAGATTGATCAACAAACTGAAGCTTGGGAAACAGATCCGCTGAGAGAACAACATCCGAGCATGCCTATGAATGTTGATAGGCAGAGTCGTGTGACTTTTGGTGGTCCTAAGAAAACCAGCTAAGTCACTTAATTAATAAAGGAGATGAACTATGGCAAATCAGTCAGGTTATTTCGGATTTCGTCCCGTAAAGATGAATGGTGCTGCTTACAATGGCCAAGGTCAAACTGAGTACACTATCGGTAACGGTGAGGCTTCCGCAATATATCAAGGCGATCCAGTAATACTGGTCGCAAACGGAGCTATTGATGTCGGTTCTTCTGCTGGTGCTGAACTAATTGGTATTTTTAATGGTTGTCAGTATACTGATCCAACTACAGGTAAACCTACTTGGAAAAATTACTATCCGGGCGGCGTCGCAGCAGGCGATATCAAAGCATACGTCATTGACGATCCAAATGTAATATTTGAGGTCAAATGTGACGATTCTAACGCTGGACAAGCACAAGTTGGTAGCAACTGTAACATCGCAACTTATAGCGCAGGAAGTACACATGATGGTATTTCTAATGTTGTAATTGATGGTGACAGTTTTACAACTGATGCTGCAGCAAACTTTAGAGTTGTGGGCTTATCCACTGATGTAGACAACAGCGATTATTCTGCTGCTAATGCATCAATCATGGTTAAGATCAACCTACATTCTTTAACCGATAAGACAGGTATATAAGGAGTTAAATAATGGCTATATCAAGAAGTCAACTCGTTAAAGAGTTAGAGCCAGGTTTGAATGCCTTATTCGGCCTGGAGTATGGACGTTACGATGCTGAGCATACACAAATTTTTGAAACAGAATCTTCTGATCGTGCATTCGAAGAAGAAGTAATGTTATCAGGTTTTGGTAATGCTAGAGTAAAATCTGAAGGCGGTTCTATTGTTTATGACAATGCGACTGAAACCTTCACAGCTCGTTACACACACGAAACAATTGCATTAGGTTTTGCAATCACTGAAGAAGCTGTCGAAGATAATCTTTATGACAGAATCTCAGCTAGATATACAAAAGCTCTTGCAAGATCAATGGCAAACACAAAGCAAGTTAAAGGTGCAAACGTACTTAATAATGCGTTTGATTCTGCTTACACTGGTGGTGACGGCGTTGAACTTTGTTCAACTGCACACCCACTTGTCAACGGAACACTTGCTAACGAGCTAGCAGTTGCTGCTGATTTAAACGAAACTTCATTAGAACAAGCTTTGATAGATATCGCAGCTTTCACTGATGAGAGAGGTTTATTAATCTCTACACAAGGAAGAAAACTTATCATTCCTTCTGAGTTACAGTTCGTAGCTGAAAGACTAACACAGTCTCAGTTAAGAGTTGGAACATCAGATAATGATATCAATGCTATGAGAAACATGGGCATGCTTCCTGAGGGATATGTAGTAAACCACTACTTAGTGGATCCTGATGCATTCTTTATCAAGACTGACATTCCAAATGGTTTCAAATTGTTCCAAAGATCACCAATCAAAACTTCAATGGAAGGTGACTTTGATACAGGTAACGTAAGATACAAAGCTAGAGAAAGATATTCATTTGGATATTCTGATCCTAGATGTGTATTTGGTTCACCTGGTGCTGCATAAGCAAACCATACATAAATAAACCTAAAAAGGGGGCTTTAACGCCCCCTTTTTTTATGGTACTAATTAATTATCTAGCATAACAAACTAACCATGCGAACAGGGCTAGACTGACGGTATAGAGATCGCGTGGTAAGGTCTATACAACCGCAAGGAGGTTTATATGGCAAATTCAACTTGGTCAGGTCCAGTAAGATCCGAAAATGGTTTTCAAACAATAACCAAAAACGGAACTACAGGAGCTGTTACAACAAATGCTACTTATGGTAAGTCTATCACAGGTGGCGTTCAACAATTATCTGGTGCTGGCGCAGTAGATACAACAAACTTAATCACAGAAGTAACGTCTACAGGAACAAACGCTTTAACTTTAGCTGATGGATCAACTGCTGGTCAGATTAAAATTATTACTATGGTCGTGGATGGTGGAGATGCTACATTAACACCTACTACTTTAGCTAATGGTTCAACTTTAACTTTTGCAGATGTGAATGACACAGTAATGTTAATGTGGGCTAATACTATTGGTTGGGTTATTGTTTCAAACAGTGGCGTAGCAGTAGCATAAGGAGGTAAACAATGGCCTTCGATAGTGATGTACAAGTTAAAGGTGCGGCAGCCAATGTAACAACTACTGTTTTTGCAGGTAGAGCACGATTAAAGGGTTTTATTATTGGCCCAGGTGCTAGTAATGGAACAGTTACCTTTAACGATGGTGGCAGTGCTAAATTTAACGTGGCAGTAACAGGGGGCACTTCAGATGTTTCTATGAGTATACCTGAACAAGGTGTACTTTTTACATCTAACCTCAATGTAACTACTGTAAATTGCACAGTGAATGTTTTCTACACCTAATGGCAGACAAACAACCACCTAAAACTAAAAAATATTTCCGCTCCACGAAAAGTGGGGCGGGAATGACTAAAGCTGGTGTTGCTCGTTATAGACGAGAGAACCCAGGCTCTAAATTATCTACTGCTGTAACAGAAAAAAATCCTTCAGGTAAAAGAGCGTCAAGAAGAAAGTCTTATTGTGCTCGTTCTGCTGGACAAATGAAACAATTTCCAAAAGCTGCGGCAGATCCAAATTCAAGACTAAGACAAGCACGTAAACGCTGGAGATGCTAAATGAAGTATTTAATAATAATTTTGTTTTTAGTTTCTTGCACCCTTTCTTTTAAAACTAATGCTGAAACAAACACTGTTTCGTCGACTGT